CTGGTAGCCCGTGTTGGTGGCCGCTGACTGGTAGCCCGTGTTGGTGGCCGCTGAACGGTCGCCCGTGTTGGTGGCCGCTGAACGGTCGCCCGTGTTGGACTCCTTAGCGTTTTTAAAATCAACCTTTTCAAGGATGAATTTTACCCCGGCACGGATTAACCCCGACAGTCCGATTTCCGCCCCAATTTTAATTTTTGACGAGGCAATCTTGCTGTCTCCGCCGTCTTTGCTAAGTTCACCGCTCTGCTCAACCTCACAATATCTGCTGTCGGCAGGCGGGTAATAAGAAAAAACATCAAGCGGGTATTCGCAGGCGTGAAAACCTTTTTCGCAAACCTTGACCTCGTTCTCTTCGTATTCCTTGCCCACCTCATATTGAAATCCCCTGCATTTGAGGTCTTTATCAAATCCTTTGTAATTCATAATTTCACCTCGATTTTTTCATAAACATAACCGCCTTTTTCCTTCGGCTCGTAAAGAGCGGCGGTCATAAAGCTTTGCATGGAATTCCGTTTGCGCTTCATCAGCTCGGCTCTGCGCCGGGCTTTTTTCTTTGTCTTGATTTTTTCGGCAATCTCACCGACACCCCCGCCGATGATAAGTCCTCCGAAAGCGCATACGATAAAAGCGGTTTCGATGCTCATTATGTTTCCTCCTTAATTTTTAAACTTGTCCGTCTCGACAACTCCGATGACGATTCCCGCCGCAACGCAGCATTTAATAAGATTTTCGCATTTGAGCGAGAACGGACGCTTTTTAAAGGCCGTAACGGTATTTATTCCGACCTTTGCCTTCTCTTTAAATTCAAGGTCTTTAAAGTGGTTTTCCGCCCATTTCTCCTGAATGACCGCCCGAAGCGTCCGCTCCTGGTTGCGAAACTCCCGTTCGATAGCCGCCTGTCGTTTTTCTGCAAGCGACATATAAATTTTCGGCATACATCTCACTCCTTACTTGCAAAGCTATCGTCAATAAATTTCTTGAGAGCCGTGTCCTCAATTCGATAATTTTTACCGAGTCTGACCGCCTCGAGCTTCCCGGTGCGTATCCATCTCCACACCGTAGCCCTCTTCACATTAAACAGGCGTGCCACCTCGTCGCACTTATTCCATTTTTTCAAAATATCGCCTCCTTTTTTCTTATTTTTGGTTGATTTTTGTTGCGTTTAGTGTTATTATGTAAGTACAATAGAAAAACAACAGAATATATTGACCTCTCTGATCGACCGTTTCTCTGTTGTGTTGAGTTTAGTTTATCGCACTATATAGCGATTGTCAATATATAATTCGCAATATTACATCATTTTGGAGGTGTGCACAAAATGGAAGATAACAATTTGTACACTTCGCACAATCTTGCGATTTCAATTAAAGGCATTGCCAAACAAAGAAATATAGTGATAAAAGATATGCTGAATGACTGTGATTTGGGGAGTAACACAATGTCATCCCTCTATCACGGAAAGCAAATATCTTTTTCAAGCCTTGCAAAAATCGCCGATTACCTCAACTGTTCGGTCGACTACCTTTTAGGCCGAACCAATAACCCCGCCATTGCAAACCGTTTTCCCGACCTGACCGATGAAGAATGGACAAAGGTCGAGGCCTTTGTCTCCGGACTTATCGCAAATAGGAGGTAGGGCGGATGATTTTTAAAATCAAAGTTTTTTGCCCGATACACAATAAAGAGCTTGATTTCTACGGTCATCCTGTATCTGATGTGTTGAGTTTAGTATATCTCTAAACTTAGGTAAAGTCAACTAAAAATCACTTAACTTTGGATAATTTGGGTAGTTGCACAAAAAAGGAGGCATAAATTTGTATACATCGAACAATGTTTCCGAGAGAATAAAACAATTATGCAAATCCAAAAATGTGCCGGTTAAAAAAATGCTCGGCGATGTAAATTTAGGGCTTAATACTATGTCGAATATGAAAAGCTCAATGCCCAAAGCGGACAATCTTGCAAAAATCGCCGATTACCTTAATTGTTCGGTCGACTACCTTTTAGGCCGAACCAACAACCCCGATATGTCCTCCCGCCTCCCGGAACTGACCAAAGAGGAGTGGGATAAGATAGAGCTTTTCGCTCAAGGTCTGATTGCAAGCAGAAAATAGGGGAGATAGGCTGTGTTGAGCAACACTCAATTGAAACTCCTATTTATGCAGTTTCTGTAATGCTTCCGCATACTTCACAAGCTCGTTTGATAAAAGGTCGATTTCTTCAAGTGTTGCCCGGTGCTTTTCCGTCCCCGGCTCATACTTTGGAAGAACTTCTGTAATTGCCTTACCGATTCTTTCGGTTATGTCCGCTCCGCACGATTTAAGACACAATGCAAAGAAGTCATCAATCGTATCAAAACAGGCATTTCGGATATTGTCCTTCATTTCCTCACCTCCCTTTGTCTTTTAAAGAAGAGTTCCAATCATAATTCGGATCAAGTAGTGGGTCATCACCGAAACCAGTATATTTTCTCGGTTTCTGCCGTTCGTCAACTCTATTGCCCTCACGATCCGTTGTCGGAAGACGGCCGTTGCCAAGCTTTTCATTAAGTCTCTTTTCTTCCTTGTCAAAAAGCTCGAGTGCCGTTTCCAAAGCGTCGGTATATATTCGGTCTGTATCACTGCCCTCTGTCCCTTCAAGCTGATACAGCCTTTTGTGATAGCTGAGCAGCCCTCTAAACACGCTTTTGAAACAGCCGATATTATAAAGCCTTGCAAAATCGGGTTTAATAAGCCCTTCGGGGAGATATTTCCGGTGCATTTCCTCACCTCCTTTTCGTTTCGTTTCGTTGAGTTTAGTATAATCCAACTATAATTGGATTGTCAACACAAAATCCTATCAAAGTAGGATTTTCAGCATATTTAACAAAGGAGCTGAATTGATTTTGTGCACTTCGTCTGATGTTGCAAATCGAATAAAAGAGTATTCAAAGTCAAAGGGATATTTGGTTAAAGATGTTTTGACCGAATGCGGATTGAATAAAAATGCGCTGTCAATAATGCTGTCCCGCGGCTCTTGGATACGAGCCGACAACCTTATTAAAATCGCTGACTACCTTGACTGTTCGGTTGATTACTTACTTGGAAGAACCGACAATCCTAATAGCCATAAGGAGAAGTTTTTATGAGTGATAATTGGACAACCATACATTGCCCCATCCATTTGAAAGATTTCAAAGTATACGCATATCTCGTTGAAGTAAAGGATGGTAAGCCCGTTATAGAGTCAAACGGTTGTGACCAGTGTGACAACAGTCCGGAGTGTAAACAATGTATGGCCGCCGCTGAGAGGATCCTTGCCGAAAGATTTTTGTCTACCGACTCTCTTTCTTGTCATCCTCTTTCGGAAGAAGGCCGTTGACCTTAGGATTAAACTTGATTCTGTCAAGCTTAGTAAAGAGCAAATCTCCTTCTTCCGTCCAATATTGATACATTGCGTGGAACATTTCGGGCTCGTCCTCACATCGTCCGCCGATTTCCAGTGTCTTTACAACCTTGATTACTTCTACACCGTTCATTTCCTCACCTCCATTTGTTATGTTAAGTTGATTATACTAAACAATTCTTTAGTAGTCAAGCGTAAATTTACTAAAATTATGTTTATTATTTTATTTTCGTGAAAGGTGTACAAATTATGTACAGTCGATTTGAGCAACTGTTACAAAAGAATAATGTTACTGCCTATCGGGTTTCAAAGGAAACAGGCATTGCTCAAGCAACATTCAGTGCTTGGAAGTTGGGAAAATCCGCTCCGAAGCTTGAAAAGCTCCAAAAAATAGCCGACTACTTCGGTGTACCCATTGAATATTTCACCGGAGAAGAGCAGACAGCCCCCGAAGAACGGGAGCTGTCCGAAAATGAGGAGCTGTTTAGGATTTTTTCCTCCCTCCCGGAGGATCAGCAGAAAAGCATTGCCGACCTGATTCGCAGTCTTTCAAAAGGTCTTTGATTTTTCTGTACTCGTCCCTTTTGTTTATTATGTGATATAATACTTTATGAAAGAAACAACCAACAGCAGGAAACAAAAGTAAAACATATTCGCTTTTGTGTCGTTTGTTGTATTATAGTTCACTTTTGTTTCTTTGTCAAGTGTTTTTTATCAAAAAAGTTTCTTTGGGAGGCAAAAGCCGTGACTCTATATGAAAAAATACAGGTATTGTGTAAGAAAAACGGTTTTGAGATTTCCAACTTGGGAGAAAAAATCGGAATAAAAATTGCCAAAAGTTCGATAAGCAAATGGAAGCATGGTTCAATGCCAAGGGCAAGTACCATTAAAGCAATAGCCGACTACTTCGGCGTACCCATTGAATATTTCACCGGAGAAGAGCAGACAGCCCCCGAAGAACGGGAGCTGTCCGAAAATGAGGAGCTGTTTAGGATTTTTTCCTCCCTCCCGGAGGATCAGCAGAAAAGCATTGCCGACCTGATTCGCAGTCTTTCAAAAGGTCTTTGATTTTTCTGTACTCGTCCCTTTTAAGCCTCGACAGCTTGTCCATTCGTCCCATAAATTCCTTTTTTGACATTTTCTTTTCCATTACGGTTACACTCTCCTTTTTTCTGCCCTTGTCAGATTGTGTCAACCGTAACACATTTTTACTCTGTTGACCATTGTGCAGATTTTTGTTTGGCTTATAAGTATTCTGTTTTTATTGATTGCTTTCGTCCCGATTGTTCTGTTAAATATAACAAAAACCGCCGTAACAAGCGGTTTGAAGGGGAGTAATTATTTTGCTTTTGTGCGAATATCTTCAAGGGCTTAAAAAGAACCGACAGATGTCCACAAAGGACATTGCCGACCGTTGCGGACTGCCCTCCGAAACGGTAAGAAGTATTATCGGGGGTAAAACACCCGACCCGAGACTCAGCACCGTAACCAGCATAGTTAACGCCTTGGACGGCAGTCTTGACGAAATAGGGGAGGGGATAAAGCCCGAAGAACAAAACATGTCCGAATCGGTCATAGAATTGTACGAACAGCGTTTAAAGGACAAGGACGAGCGTATAAAGGCGGTCATCCGTGACAAGCGGATTTATATGATAACCGTCGGCGTACTCGTGCTTATTCTTATCGGCTTTTTTGTCGTTGATATTCTCATCGGCTCCGAAGGCTGGATTGTTTATAAATAATGATGAGGTGAGTATTGCATGAATGCGATAAAAGAAAAATTTCAATCAGTTTTAGGAACATTCGGCGTTGTTTTATATTATATCTTGCTTTTATTTATAGGCGTAGCACCGCTTGTTGTTCTGGATAAATCTCTGATTTTTGATATTGTTTCCCTCTTTTTAATACAAATGTTTCCCCCTTTGAGTATTATACTATGGATATGGGCGCTGATTGTTGTATTGATGTCCCCGATTACCACATTATCTATTATATACATTGTGCTTTTTGCGGCGATTATTGCGGTTCCTGTGATTTTTTCGCTTATTTCGTCAATTTTAAGTAGATGAGGAGCGGTCAGAATGGCAAAAGCAAAAAAACTCCCCAGCGGCAACTGGAGAGTTCAGGCAAGCGCAACTATTGACGGAAAGACCGTCCGTCGCTCCTTTACATATCCCGATAAAAAGCAGGCAGAAAAGGCCGCTATCGATTGGCAAAACCAAATATTCAAATATAAAAATAATCCTTCCGAATTGACCCTTAAAGAAGCAATAGCGGATTATATAGACAGCCGCCGAAACATTCTTTCCCCGGTGAGCATTGCAACATATGAAAAGATTGCACGAAATTATTTTCATAACCTTCAAGGGAAAAAGCTTTCAAATATCAATCAGAACGCCCTGCAAGCCGAGATTAACGCATTGAGCGGTAGACTGCTGTCACCCAAGAGCGTTCGGAGCATTTGGGGGCTGATTACGGCCTCAATTAAGCACGCCACAGGGGAGAGTATTACCGTAACATTGCCCAAAAAGCAAAAAAAGATATATTCTACCCCCGATTTGTCCGTATCGTTAAAAATTCTTTCGGCCTGTAAAGGCACGGAAATTGAACTGCCGGTCACACTTGCGCTCCGTATGGGATTGAGAATATCCGAAGTCTGCGGCCTGAAATGGTCTGCCGTACACGATGATTATATCGTCATTGACAATGTCATTGTGACCTACGGAAAAGAACAATACGAGAAGCCTCCGAAATCCGCAGCCGGCAACAGAAAAATTCCCTTGCCGCCGGACATAAAGGAACTGATAGAAAAGCAACCGAAGGACAATGATTATGTTGTACAAAAATCCGCAAAGGCTATTGAGGATATGTTCCGCCGAGTGCTTGCAAAAAATAAAATACCGCATTGCCGGTTCCACGACCTCCGTCACGCCACCGCTTCGGCAATGGCATTGTTGAATATCCCGGACAGATATGCAATGAAAATCGGCGGCTGGGACAGCCCCGATGTGCTTCGCTCGGTATATCAGCAGACCTTCACAAAAGAGGAGCTTGCTTTCTCAAAAACCTTAAGCGATTTCTTTACGCAGGTGTCTTCGCACAGTGAAGATTTACACCCCGAAGAAATGCATGAAAACAAAAATTAAAATATTTTTCACACGAAATTTCACACGAAATTCAGAAGACCCGCATAAAACAAGGGATTTTGGAGGTTTCACAAAGAGTTCGAGTCTCTCCTTCTCCGCCATTTGGAAAGCCGCTAAAACAGCGGCTTTTCTTTTGTTTATGCGGGTTTCATCGGTTTTATCAGTATGAATTATATTGCCAAAACAATATGATTATTGCACACATAATGAAAAAAATGCACACGAAAGTTCACACGAAATTCCACACTACATCGACAGCATTTGCCGAACCCACGCTACACGCTCAACATATTCTTTATGAGCGTGATTCCACTTGTCAAGCATTTCAACAGGCGGAGAGTAAACTTTCTCAAGTTCTGCAATGTCTTTTGTTGCAAAATCATGTATATATGAGGCGTGTTTTAATTCGTCCCCGGACATTTCCCGATATTTATTCGCATCGGTCATATTACCTTTTGCTTTTTGTTCAACATAACATTCGGCATAGTTTTTGGCGTCCTCGATTTCTTCGTTGATTCTCTCAACGTATTCTTTGATTTTTTTCATATCGTCACTCCGTTATCGTGGAATAGAGATTATCAATGTCCGACGGAGAAAATTTAAATGTGCCGAAAAGAGGGATCGTTATTTCGATTTTCCCCTTGCTCACAACCTGTTCTTTCAAATCCGCATAAAGTCCGTCTACATCTATTGTTCCGTTTTCATCGGATATTGCAAAGCTGCGAAGAAAAGGATTTTCACATAAGGACTTTTTCAAATTTTCGCTGTTCCTCATGACTCTTGCCACAGCAATTCGGGCGGCTATTTCCTGCCAGCTGTTCATCCTTGAGTAAACTTCCTTGTCCATGTATTTTAAAATGCCGTTAAGCACTCTTTCAAATTCCATATAAATTTCCTTTCAAAAATCAAGGGGCAGCGATTGCCGCCCCTCTTTGTCATTTTGCATTAACCGCCTGAGCGGCCGCCGCTGTGGGAGCTGTCCAGCTGTTGTAACGCTTCATCGGTTCGGGGCAAACGTTGTCGATCGGAATGACCGTTTTTGTAAGTCCCTGAAGAGCTGCAACGGTGTTTTGCATACAGGAAAGATTTGCCGCAACCTGAGCATTGACAACACTCTGCTGACAGAGCTGTGCTTCAACCGTATTAAACTTTCCGTCAATGTACTTGTACATATCCAGCATTTTTTGATCGGTATAGGTGTTTGCGTCTCTCAGCTTTACTTCGGTTTCAAGCTCGGCTATTCTTGCTGACTGCTCGGATTCGTATCTGTTGACAAAGTGATCCTCACTGCAAGTGCCGTTTGCCGTTCGGCCGAAAAGACCGTTGCCGTTAAGACCTCCGGCAAGCACTCCAAGCGCTGTTCCGGCAATTCCGAGTCCAAGCCCGGTACCGGCAATCCCTTTAGAAGCGTATCTGTTTTCGTATTCCATAACAATCTCCTTAATTTTATTTATAAATCGCTCTCTGTGCACCGAAAGCAATTTATATTCTGTAATTATCATACAACACAAAAGACATTCTTGTGGTTCGTTTACAGCTCAAAAAAAGGTCAAAAAAATATCCGTCCCCAAAAAAATGAGGACGGATAAATTATAAATTCGGTGTTCAATTGTAAATGCAGTCGATTATTTTCAAATAAATGCGCTTAATTCGTCTTTTTAGCGTAGACAGGGAAACGCACAGCTCCGCCGCAATATCGGCTTGCGCCCACCCTCTCCTTAAAAATTTGACTATTTCAAGCTCATCATCGGTAAATCCGCAATGAGATATGTATTTTTCCCATTCGCTGTTATAAAACCGAAGCATGTGTCACACCTCCCGAAATTACTGTCCTTTGCATTTCGGCTTTTTGTATGTAAGTGCATTCGTACTGTCGGAAATGCCGGAGGTGGTGGGGTCAATAATTGCGTTCCACACGCTTGCAATCACCGAGAAAACCACATACGGATTAAGGACGGCTGCTTTGAGGGTGGAAAAGAATATTCCCCACGAGGTTATATCCGAGCCGGTTATACCGTAATATGCCCCGACGGGCACCACCACGGCAAGAATAACCGAGAACCACCACTGCGGATTTTTAATTCGTACAAGCCAATTGATTTTCATAATTTTTTTCTCCTTTCTATTCATGCGCCTTTTGGTTCAAATGCTTGTCCAGCTTGTCTTTGGCAAGGGGGACAGTATGGTTGCACCCCTGTTGGATAAGACCGTCAAGACAGGCGGAAAGACCATAGCATATAAGGGTGTTTTCCTCTTTTATTGCTTTAAATTCGTTTTCGGTATGGTCTCTCAGTTCCTTTATATCCTTGGCCGCCTTGTCATCCTTGTTTTTGACGTTCGCAAGCCAGTGAAAAACAGCAAACAGACCGCCGATTATTCCGGCAATAACGGTTATCCCGGTGCAGATTTCAAATACAATTCTCAATGTTTCCATGTTATAGCCCCCTTATTTAACCGCAGCCTGTAGAATGACAAGTACGTCTTTGACGGTCACACGGCCGTCACCGTCCGCGTCAAGCCTCTTGCTCTGCTCGTCGGTCAGTTCGACTTTACCGACCGCTGCCTGTAAAGCAATAAGCGCGTCGTTGGGGGTGTACTTGACCGTCTCGGGAGTGGGTGCGGGCTGTTCCGCTTTTCTCAGTCCGAGTGCTTCGAGCCAGCACTCCTCACCCCAAACGCCGTCAACGGTCAGTCCGTGGTTTTTCTGCCATGCTTTGACTTTCTCGGCGGTGGAATTGCCGAAATATCCGTCAATAGGCGCGCCGACCGTGTGCTGAATGATTTTGACCACGTTGGAGTATTCCTTTGAGGGCTTAACAACGGAATTTTTGAGAACGTCACGGAACTCCTCATCGTCTCCGTTCCATGTAAGACCATGCTGCGGGAATGACCAGCCGTCGGTCATGTGGGTCAAACGGGCATTCCACACATTGCACTCACAAGAGGGGAGATTTTCGAAAGTCGGAACGGGAGTGACCGTTTGATTTTTCCAAAAAAACGGCTGCTTGCGGCTGTCTATATGTACAAAACCGTCGTAGTAGTAACAGCCGATTCCGTTTATCCAAAGCCCCTGCGCATAATGCGCCACATCGTAAGGCGATACACCGTTAACCACAATGTCAAAAGCACGTCCCTTGACGTGGTAAGAGTCGGAAGTGCCGCCGATTTTCTTGTTATAACTCGGGGAGCGATAGCCGGAGGTAATGGTTATTGCCTTTCCGAAATGCTGTCGGATGTCCTCAAGCTTGAAAGCAAGGTCAATGTCAATAGGAACATTGTCCGAGCCGTCGTGACAGGCGAACTCCGACACACGAAAATGCTCTGTCACCTTTTTGTTTCCGTCTTTTTTTACCGAAAAATTGTATACAGCCATGATTTAAAACTCCTTTATTTCGATTTTACGTTAAATATTTCAAGGTCAAGCGTCCATTTGTTGGCCGTGCCGCTCCATACGGCTGTACCCTTGTGCATTGCTCCTGCGGCGCATGAAGTATTACCGCCCGAGCCCATGTTATTTGAGATGATAGGCAGATTTGAGGTGGTGGAGCTCTTGGTACACCATTGCGCTGTCAAACCCGCCGTACCGGCGTTGTAATACTCGACCTCGATTTTGTCCCCATCGTTTGCCGTGTCGGGCAACTTAAGGGTTATTGCCGCCGTTGCGGATATTTTATAGTGCTTTCCCACCTCAAGCACGGAGGGGAGAGTGGTTGCAACAGGTAGGTGAGCTGAATCATAATTGAGCCATACAAGGGCACGGTTTTTAATGACGAAGATCATCGGAATGTTGGCATTGATTACACCCGCCGCAAAGCTTGTGACGGTTTTGTCTCCAACGTAAGCGCCGAGAGTAAATTCTGCGCTGCCGCCCGATGCTTTGACTTTGACTGTCCCTGCGGTGTTGGTTCCGCTTGCAAGCTTTATAGAGAAAATCCCGCTTGCGTTATATCCGCTCGGAGGGGTAAAGGTAATAACATTGTTGCTTATTGCGCCCGAATAGGGAATAAGCGCGTCATCGAGTGTTTTTACCGTGCCGTTATTTGCAACACTAAGGCCTTTACTTGTCTTAAGCTTGTTGTTTTCGTCAAAGCTGTCCGAGCTTGTTCGAATAAAAACATCGTTGTCAAACGCATTTATCCAAATCGCCGTTTCGGAGGATATAAGCCAAAGACAAACAAGCTGCCCGTTGCGAATACGCCTGAGCGAAACGTCATCCGCAAAACTTCCGTCGGGATTTACCGTCTTGACCTTAACAAAACCACCGTCGGCAAAATACAGAGTTAATTCTCCATTGCCTGAGGCCTCCGTTTTGCCCGATTTGGGGTTTATCCATATAACTTTATTACTGACGGTGCTTTTGCTTGCTATGGCTACTGTCAGCGCGTCAGGGGTACCGTTTGAGTCCTCCCAAACGCGGTTATAAAACTCGGCCGTTGCGGCAGCGTCGACAAGTGCCTTGAATTCGTCTGCCGAAGTTACCGTTCCGGGAGTTGTCCCCGTTTCAACGGTTTGAATTTTGAAGGGTGCCGACTCAAGCTTGTAAGAGAGTGCAGAACCTTCACCGCCGTTGCTTTGATACAAAATTACCGTTCCTTCATAAGCGGAGACATTTGTTTTCATGAACACGGGAATTTCTGCGACAAACTTCCCGTTGACATATTCACAGCTTACCGTTGCGATAACATTTTTTGCTCCGCCGGATGTGTAGGATATGATCATTAAAGCGTTTGTATCGTCATCGAACGTCAACGACACGCCTCCGCTTTTTGGTGTCATCACAAACATTCTGCTATCTGTGTCGGTCGAAATAAGATTTATAACGGGAGCGGTGCTTGCCGTGCCTTTAAAATCAATGTCAAACCGATAAATGACCTTTTTTTCTTCCATTTTTCATCACCTCGTTATATTAAAAGGGAACCTAAAAAAGGTTCCCTTTAAAACTATTTTTGCCTTTCGGCGTATTCTTTGGCTCTCTTTTCCTGGTTTGCGTCCTCGTCGGCGGAGTCCCTCCATTTTTCAAGAGTGTCATCGAGATTATCATACAGCCCGGTAAGACTCAGTTTTGTTTTTATTTCCGCAACTGTTTTGGTGTCTTTGTTCCGATAGGCCTGTTTGTATTTATCCCGATATTCGTTTGAAAACTTGTTTCTGACATTCTGCTTTGCCTCAAGGGTGACTTTGTTCTGTCCTTTGGAATTGGCCGCATATTGGTCGGCGCCGTTTTCAAGAAGCTTTTGTTTTTCTTCTTCAATCATTGTACGAACGGCTTCTTTGGCGGCGGAGGAGTCGGCTTTTGCATATGCGGCGTTGTATTTATCCATGTTCTTTTTCGAACTTGTGCCCGTCTTTTTATTTTCTCCGCTTGAAAGCAGGCTTTTTCCTTCGGCGATTTTATCGCCCAAGCTTACTATGCCTTCGACAAGCTTTCCGATGTTTGCAACGGGAACGCCGGTAAGGGTGCCGGTTATTTTTGCAAGGTTGAGCCCCGATTTTCCCAAATCCTCTAAGTCGCCCTCGCCATTTACATATTTCGAAAAAGAGTCTCCGAACTTTTCGAGGTAAACGGTAAAGTCGTTGATCGTTTCCACGCCGCCTATGGTTATAAAATCGTCGGCATTGCGACTGGAAAAACTGCCGTCATAAATTTGGTAGGCCGCTTTTGCGATTTTCAGCATTTCGCTTCCGAAAAGGAGATTTGACACAAAGCTATCGAGGAAGTTATATCCCACGTTGCCCCAAAACGACTCGGGGGTTATATCGTCGTCGGGATCTCTGTACGCATAAAGACTCTGAAGCAGAATGTCCACTATTGTTTTCATGGCGGTAAGCGTGGTGGTAGCGACAATCTGTGAGAAAACTGCTCGGCCGAATTCGTTCCTTGCCGTCTTTACATCCTCTGCGGTGACATCGCCCGAAGGATTGTTTTTATAGCTTTCGGAATAACTTCTCATTCTCGAAAATGCGTCGTATAAAATACTGACATTTTGGAGACGCTGCGTGTAAAACATGGTCATGGAACGGATAAGGTCTTTGTCAGAACGAAGCACGGCGGGGCGCTGCATGGTGGTATAGTTGGGCTGTGTCCGTTCGACCACACGGTTAAACACCTTTGCAACTTCGTTGTAATAGTCGTCCTTTGCCTTTTGGAATTGCTCGTCGGATATGGAATTTGCCTTGTGTTCGGCCGTCGCTTTGTCAAATGCTGCTTTCAGCTGAGAATTGTTGTCATCAACATAAAATTGCGACGCATACCAAAGCCGTCCTACCGTGGCACCGTCGATTTGGGTAATCCAATTCATAAGCCATGCGGTATTTTTAAGGACTTTGTTTTGAGTCTTTCCCAAGTCCTTAATGTTTCCGATTTCGGGATTTGAATACCCCGCCATACGGTAGGCAAGAAGGGGAGAGTATTCGGCAATAAGAGCCTTGTCGGCTTTTTTGAGTCCCATACCAAGCGCTTTGGTGAGAGGTTTCCACCCGATTTCCGCTGCTGCCGTGGGATAGGAGGCCGCCTGTGAGAGTGCGACTCTTGCATTGACCGAAAGGGTGGCTTGAGCCATGTTGCCGCGAATTCTGTTAAAGAAAGCGCTGCCGGAGCGCTGTCTTGAGCCGGTTATATCTCCGAGAAGGTCGGAAATATACTTTCGTCCCTGTGTCCCGAATTTTTCTCTGAGAGCGTTCTGCACCGATGTAAGCCCGTTTTCGTCGGTCATATTTTTGCCGTAAACCTTTTGGAACTCTCTGACCGAAGGCATAAGCCCCGCATAATTTGCGATGTCGTCGATATGTCCGTTGATTACGTCGGTAAGACCTTCAAGCATTATCGGGCTTCCCGAAAATACACGCTCTTTTGTAAAGCCCATGTTTTCAAGATTTGCCGCCTTTTGAATTACACCGAAATCCTCATTGCGGAAAGCCGAGTCGGTATGAATCGGGAAGTAGTTTTCAATTCTCGCCTTTTCAAATCCGTAAACCATAAGCGTAACGGCGTTCATTTGGTCACGGCTGAATCCGTCGAAAAATTCCTTTGCCTTTGCAATCCACGCCCTGTCATAGTCGGTCATTTGTTCCGCAATTTTGTTTTTGATTTCCGCCGCTTTCGAATACGCCTGTGCAACAAGCAAATCGCGTTTTTCGTAAAGCTCGTCAAGCTGTTCGGCCTTGTCGGCGGCGTTGGAGTCCTTTACGGTTTCTATCCGCTCTCTTATGCGGTGGATTTCATCAACAAATTTGCCCTGCATAATTTCGGCTCTGACAGCACCTTTTCCGAAGGCTTCATTTTTCCCTTTGTAATATCCCTTTAAATCGGGAACGGTGAGACCGCCGTAAATAAGGTGTCGGGTGTTATCCTCGTTTTCGAGCATCATGTAAACGGCGTTCATCATGTCTCGGGTTATCTTTACAGAGTTTCCGTCGGAATCCACAAGGCCTATGTCGACCAAATCCTTTTCGTTAATGGAAATAAGATTGTCGACATTCTTCTTGTTTTTGCCCTCCACAAGCTCGTTGAACATCCGTTTCCCCTCGATAAGGATTGACGTCTTCTTAAGCTGTCCGTCGTTGAGCAGCGTGTACATCTTTTGCCATGCGCTGTTCTTTGCAAAACCTCCGAACCGTTCAAATACAGCCTCCGGGCGGGATTGTGCAAAGGTGTATTTCTGAGCCAGCCGACCCATGGTCTTTGCCTGTCTCGTTTCTTTTATGAGCTGTTTGCTGAATTCCTTTGCGTTATGTTCCTCGCCCGCAATTTTAACCTTGATTGCGTCCTTGCAGAGCTTGTCCACGGCTTTGAGCGTATCGTAAATATACTCAAGGTTTTCCTTTGAAACCGCCGTAAACTTTCCGCTCGATTTTTCCACAAGGTTTTGTATCATGTCGGCAATGACCGGGTCATAAGCGCTTTGGTACTTTTCGCTTTTCTGAATCGCCTCATATGCCGATTTGAGGACTGAAAACTTTTGCGAAAGAGCGGCGCTTTTTCCGCTGTCAAGGTTGATTGCATTAAGCACTCCCGCAACGCTGCTCATAAGCTCTCGGGGGATATACTCATTCTTTTTGGGATAGAGCAGCCGCCTGTTCATGTCGGCGGTAAGCGCCTTTATTTTATGACGTAAAGCCGTTCGGCTGCTGCGTTCTCTGCGCTTTTGGTTCTGCTGCCTAAAGCTTTCCTTGAGCTCGGAGATTTTAGTGTCCCGCTGCTCTCTGAGCTTTTTAAGTGCCTCTTGCTTGTCGGCCTTGAGCTCGGAGATTTTTTTCTCCCGAATATTGACCTGCTGCTGTGCTCTGTCGGCAAAGGTCGTGTCGGGGCTTATTTCGTAAAACCTCTCGAGAATGTCTGCACCGAGCACCGCCGCCGATTGTTCGGCCGAAAGCTCGTCATTGCTGAGATACGGGTTAAATCCGCTTTTCTCGTCAAGACTGTCCCTCACCTCGATAAGATTTCGCCACATATCCTGTGTGTTTTGCGCATCCTTGTCGAGCAGGGGGACGGCAGCGCAAAGGTCGTCCCAAATCTCGTCGATGTGAACGGCGTTTTCGGTTCCCTGCGCCCGCATGTTAAGCTTTTTACCGTATTGTCTGTATGCCGCGCCGAAGGTGCCGAACATGGCCGTCATCTCGGCCACGTCGTCAAGGTTCGGGATAAGCCTGTGACTTCTCAGCTCTTTTTTATAGCTTTCAAAGGTTTCGGGGGTAATGTCCACAAAGGACTGTGCAATGACCGATTTTGCGATGTTGTTTGCCGCCTGTACGGCATACGCATAGTCCCAAGAGTTTTTCTCGCTGTTTGCAATAAATCCGTAAAGCCCCGTCAGCTCGTCTTTGAGGTCATAAAAGCTTATGCCGCTTGAATATTCGCCTATAATGTTTCGGGCAACGCGGTTTATGTCGGTCTGCACAAGGCGGTTTGCGCCTTTTCCGCCCATTCTCTTTGACTTGACAAATTCGCCTTTCAGCCGTTCTATCTCGGCCTTATAGTCGGCATTGTTTTGCATGAGAGAGGAAAGTTCCGCGTCGTCGGTCAGCCTCATTCCCGCGTCGGATATGGAGGCCTTTACCTCGTCGGAAAGAATGTTTTCCGAAAATTTTGTATCATTTTCGGAATTGTTGAGTAAACTAATACCGGAAGAATTAACTATGCCCGCTTTTTCAAGTGCAGCTTGCATTGTGGAAAAATTTTTTGAATTTTCTATCTTGACTTTTCCGCCAATGTATGTTATTCTTCTTACAGAACCAAGGCGGTTCTCCCCCAACGGCAATTGCAGCCTATTCAGGGAGAGCCACTTATTGGTTCTTTTTTTGTTTGGGTCGATATACAGAATACTGTTTTCGTTGAGATAGTGTTGCAGCCTCGAATGACCGTATGCGCTTGTAATGACCGAAAAGTCGGATATTTCCGTTTTTCCTTTGGATTTTGGCAACAATTCAACCGACACAAGCACAGGTGTCTTTTGCTTTTTGCCGTCAACCGTCATTTCCGCATAAAGTTCCCCGAGCAGAGTTACACGGCTATCATATTTCGGCTTTCCTGTCTTCGGATCAATGGCGTCGGAAAATTGAACTATTACCGGGTGTTCCAAAAGCTCGGGTATATTGCGGAAGGTGCTGCGTGTAAGCTCGGAGTGCTTATTCAGTTTTTGACTGACCATTCCCGACCGCATTATGAACAGCTGATCTTTAATACCGATAGATTGTAACGCCTTTGACGTGTTTCCTATTTCAAAGGTCGTGTTGGTATCTTTTCCGTCCCATTTGTCGAAATCTTCATAGAATTTCTCCGATATTTGATACCGAATATCCCTTTCGTTCTCGTTAAATCGTTCGGAAAGGGGAATGATGTTGCCGTCGTTGTCGTAGGTTATCGGGTCGGCGGATTTGACATTGTTCGGGTCGAAGATGATATAAATGTCGGCCGTGGTTGAGCTGCCGACCTTGCTGTTTTGTCCGCCGTTGTCCATAAGGTCACGGAAAACAACGCTGTCATAGCCCTGCTCGTCGGCAAACTCGGCAATCTCCCTTGTGTTTCTGTCTCCCACGGCTCTGACCTGCACTTCGGCCGTCGCACTGTTTTTAAGCTGATCTTTCGCCTGTGAAAGCACTGTCGCCGCAAGGAATTTGCCGTATCTGTATGTTATGGCTCTTGCCATGGCGGGCGTGGCTTCATCAAGAGTATCTCTCTTTATTTCGGCAAAGGTACCTTTTTCGTCGCTGAGCACAAGAGTATTTGTGTCGGTGTTGTATTTCGCCGAAAAGGTGGTTTTCTCCTGCGGCTCGAGCACGGCAAATATTTTGTTCCAGTTCTTTCCCTTGCCGTCGATTTCGAGATAATTGCCCAGCTTTGCAAAGAGGGCATAGTTTCCCTGTGCGTTTTGCTCGTCAAGCAGCTTTGCCGCCTTTTCCCGGTCAAGAGCACGAATGTAATATCTGTCCTTATCTTCGGCAACGACAACGCCATTTGAAAGGTCGTTCTTTTTAAGCAGCTGCATAAGCCGCACATCGGCCTCAAGGTCGGAAAGCTCAAACTTTTCCGTGGTAAAAGCATCGGAGTGGTGGAGCAGCATATAAAGGGGAGTGGACAGCTTGTCATAGGAATAATGCTCCAAAAGGTCGGAAAGGTCGACAAGCCGATTTAAGGTCTTTTCATCCTTATCGTTAAAGTCCCTCGCAAGCTTTTCACCGTAAAGGTCTATTTTCTTCTGTACCGTGTCATACAAGTCCTCGATACCCTTGTCGACGCTTCTTTCAAGAGTGATAAGGTCTTTTTGGTTCATAACCCGATATGAAGAAAGGTCAAGGTCTCCGTTGTCTCTTTTCGCAACCTCGTTAAGAGCATTTGCCACCTCGTCAATCGTCATATTTGCCGAGCTTTTGGGCGTTTCGATATTTCTTTTTCCGCCGACGCCCGAATAGGTGGAGGCTATTTCCCTGCTCGAGGTGAGGAAAATGCTCCGACCGTCCCCCATTTTGTTAGGGTCAAATTCGGTGAAACCGAAATTCTGTGTACCGTGATAGAGCTGAGGGGAGTTATATCCCGCTTCACCCGCCGCCTCGTTTACCATTCTTTGGGCAAGTCTTGTGTCACCGCTTTCCGCCGCAGACATATATTCCTCGTCCGAAATCGAAAAAGACGAATTATTTTTGGAATTTTGCATAGAATGGGTATTGACATCTGTATCATTTTGTGATATATTGATGTTGGCGATGGTTGGGCCTGATTTCATGGGCCCCCTCGCCTTTTTAATTGGGTCAATATCATATAGGATTTTGCTGCCGTTTTGTGTGTTTGCAACATTAAGTGTTGCCACATAAACGGTTTTATTTTTATCCTGAATATATACATCCCAATAATCCCAATTGTTTTTTCCGTTGTTGTCAAGCCAGTCGTGAGAATACTTTGCTTTTTCACTTTCACGGTATTTGGCACTCTCAACAAGCTCATCGGCAAGAACAACCGCTTCCTGTTTAATGCTCTTGTCTATGTTTTTATGGTACAATTCCTTTAAAACAGAGGCGTTTTTACCGTTTTTGTTTTTAAACTTATCGCCTTTTTGGGCAAAGTTAATCTCTACGGCGTTTCCGCTTTTGTCATAAGCTATGACTTGCTGTCCTGCAAGCTCGCCGACAACACGTTCCTTGACCATTTGCTTTCTTTCGTTTTGGTTAAGACCCTCAAGAAGATTGCTGTCAAGCACAACGCCGATTCCGTATTTGTTTCCGTCATCGTCAACAATTTCGTTTATCGAGAATTTTGTCTCACTCTCCGTGTCGGCGCCGAAACGGTAATTTTTCACCGCCTCGTCTACGCCCTCCCAAAGCCGCTTGGCAATTTCGTTCATATAGTCGATTTCACCGAGAACCTCGTTTCGGATTTCGGCGTTGTCGTGAGCGAAATATTTGTCATAGGCACGGTTTATCATTGCCACAAATTCAAGGATAAAATCCTTTATCTTTTCGGCAAGTGTCTTGTTTTCGGCGGCAAAGCTGTCCCATTGCTCTTTGTTGGTCAGCGCCTCGAAGCAATGCTCGGCAACAATTTCTTCATCGATTTTGGCCTTAAAGCTCTCGTTATTTGCATAAGTCCTGCCGTAACGCCGCGCATAGTCGTTAAATACCGACTCATATTGTCCCGCCTCTTTAAGGTGATCTATAACAAAAGCCGTGAAATCTTCGGCATATTCCGCCGCAAGGTTCTTTATCATGTGGAAAAGCTCATGCCCTGCCGTGGAAGTCAGCATATTTTTACCGTCAAGGGCGATGACTATAACGTTTCCGCCCGCATACTGTCCGTTTATGATTTGATCTTCAAGCTTAAGCTTTTCCGCAAGACTTCCCACAACACGAATGACAACGCCTTTTTGCTTTGCCCATTCGTCAAGCAAACGGAGCTGACCGCGCTGATTTTTGTTAACCTTTCTGTCGGCCGAATAATCTCGGACAACACCGCCCGTCTTTTCAGCCTTTGTATTAGCCTCTGTGCGGGCTTCAGAGCGGATTTTATATTCCTCTGTCTGTCTATATTGGCTTTGTCTTTTCGTCTCGGCTGCGGCTGCCTTCCTGCCCGCCTCGTAAATTCTGCGGGCACTGTCGCCTTTAATATCTCTCGTCGAGCGTTTAATGTCGGCAAAGGACGTTCCTTTTTTGCCCGCTTCGTAATACTTAGTGAAAGCTCGGTCATAGCTCGAGGCGGCAAGGTAATTGTTGCCGTTAAGATATTCGGTTGCATAAAGCGTCCTTGCCTCTGCCGGTTTTGCCGTCGCACGATTTATAACCGCCGCGCTTTCGCTGCCGATGTTTGCGGCAAAGGGAGAGAGATTTTCTCCGTTTTTGGTTGTGACATATGCGGCCACGCCGTCGCGGGTGTTCTTAAAAGAGACATTTGTAACTTTATCGTATTTGCTTTCGGCCAAAATATCGTCCGTGCGGGTGTCGAGGGAGTCTTTAAGAATAGCGGTAATATCTTTGCCTGCTCCTTTTGAAAGCTCTTTGAAAACCTCTTGTGCCTCCTCCACCGTATCTGCGGATAAAAAGCGGTCGGCAATTTCGGTTTCCACCGCCGTCTGAAGGTCTATTGCCGAGTCAAGGTCTGTTTTTCCTTCCGCAAGGTCGGCGGCCTCCTGTAAAAAGCCGCTGTTTCTGCCTTGTTCTTTGGCATAGTTAAGAAGCTGCTCTCTCCCTGCGGTTGAATAGGCAAGAGTAAGTCTGTCAGCGTTTTCGGCAGCCGATGTTTGAGCCTGTCGGTATTCGTTATAAACCGCCATTGCGTCGGCATTGTGAGTAAGTGCGGTTCTTTCTTTGCCCTTTACCGAGTCAATACCTTCGTTAAAAGCCTTTGCAATGGTTTCCGAAAGACTGTTTGCGTTCTCAACGCCTTTTGCCTCAAGCTTTGTTTTGATTTCGTTTCGGTCGACGGTATACGCCTTTTCGAATTGATTTGATACTTCATCGGAAAGGAGCTTTCCAAGCTTTCTTGCCGATACCTTTTCGCCCTTTTCGATTGCCGCTTTTGCCTCAATGGCCTGTGTGTTTTCGGGATTTGCTTTGATGATTTCATCGAGGGCGGTTATAACGCTGTCGGAGGTCTTGAGCTTGTTTCCGACTTGAATTTGTTTAATGCCTCTTTTTGCGCTTTCGTTTATTTCCACGGCCTTTGCCATGTTATAGTTGCCGCCCGTCATAACAAGGCCGGAGAGTGCTCCGCCGAGTCCCGCCGAGAGGTCGTCTCCGAGAATTCCCGTAATTGTTTTTGCGGAGGCTTCGGAAGGGGAGAGACCTTCGTTTATATAGCCGTAGTACTCCTGCATAACCTCCGATTGGTCGGCATTTACAAGAACATCAACAGCACGGTTGAGAATGTTTGAGGAGATTTCTTCGCTTCCTTCGGCGATAAGGGATTTTCCGAGCGTGCCGATAAAGCTTTTCGGGTCTTTAAGAACCTTTTCCACCGACCATATTTCGGTTATAGCCTCGATTGCGCCGGAAGTAAAGCCCATTGCAAGAGCCTTGCCGTCCGAAAGGCCTTTCTCTTTTGCGTCAATAATGGTTTGGGAGGCTACTTGGCTGCCCATAAGGGTAAAGTCAATGGTCTCAAGAGCGGCTTTGGATATGCCTTCACCGCCGCCCGCCGCCGCGCCTATGCCTTTGGTTACGGCCATTCTCGCAAGGTTATCCATGATACTTTCGGCGGTTTCTTTCGCAAAAAGACCCAAAGAACGATAATTGCCGTTTTCGTCCCGTCCGGCAAGCGCAAATTTTGTGTTCCAAACGCTGTCGGGGTTTTTCTTAAGGTAGTCATCGAGCATTTGCGATGTGGTTCCTCTGACCGTGCTTGTATATCGGGAAAGAAGATGAGACGGGGAATTCGTGTCAATCCCTTTGCCGGTCATCCCGTTCCATGTGTCCTCAACAGAGCTTATTCCGCTTGCGAGATTGGAAAGAACCGCCAAAGCGCTGTGCATATAGGGGTTGTCCTGCGTGTCCTCTTGGACGACTTGGGTAACGGTATCGGTCATTCTTTTGTTTAAAACAGGCGTAAGCTCATCAAGAAATTCCGCAGCCCTGTTTTTGTCGGTGTTGTAAAGTCCGTAAAATACAGAACGTTCCTTGTCCGTCATTTTTACGTTATACATATTGGCAGGATTGTTGTATACGTCGGTGGTATTGTCGGCACCGAAATACACATCGGATTCCTTGTCTTTTTCAACTTCGCTGTGTTTCAAAAACTCGGGATCGTCAAGCAGCGGCATATATTTATCATAAATCTCCTGCTGCAATTTCTCGAGCTGTTCGTCTGCTTTACGCTCGTTGTAATAGTTTTTAAGGGTGCTTGCTTCGGCCGTATATTTTATAGCCGAATTTGCTGACGGGCTGTCACCGTTGATGATAGCTGTGCTTTGGAAATTTACATCTTCATTCGATGTAGGTACCTTTGCAACCTCATTATATCTGATACGTTCTGCTTCTGCTTGAGCATTTTTCGCCTGCCCCTCTTTGAGCGCAAGCTCATTTTCAAGCTCTTCGGTGGTGGCATAATGCTTTTTGTTGTTCTTTAGCCATGCAAGCTCTCTTTTTTCGCTGTCCGAAAGCTCATATTCCCTTACGGCAAGTTTATGTTCCGCAAGGGAAAGGGTTTTATAATCGGCACCGTCGTATTTTAATGCAAAAGGATTGCCGTCATCGTCATAGTCGGCGCGGTTATTTTCCCAATCAAGCTTCAGCTGCTTGAGACGTTCAAGCTCAGATTTTGCATAGTTTGTTTCGACATCCTCAGGTACATGACCACCGTTTATTTTATTTATCCAATCAAGAAATGAATATGAACGATTGCTCGACGCATTATCATACTTTTCCTGTGCCGCTGCTATAAGGCTGTCAAGCTTTTGACCTTCGCCGTTTGTCATGTCGGTGGCGGCATCATAGCTTTCGGCGCTGTCATACTCGGCGAAAGAGTCTCTGCGCCGTGAAAGCTCATCCCAAAGTCCCTGGTCGGAATATATCGCAGAAGCCTTTGAAATATAGTCCTCCATTTGTTTTACGGCATCGGTGCCGTAAACACGTTCATATGCTGAACGGTTTTTCTCGAGTCTCTCTCTGTAATCCTTAAGGCTTGCCACGGAGGAGTTGAGATAATCGCTTGCGGCGGTGTAGTCGTCGGCGGTTTTGAAACCATGCGAATAATATTTGTTAAAGGCATTTTCTCCGACTGCGTTTTTTCGGAAGGCGGCAATGTCGTCAAAAAGGGTGTCTTTTCCGTTGCGAATGTTGCTTATGGGCTTCATCTCGGAATAGGTCATGGGCTTTTCGTATTTGTCGACCGTCTGCTCCCTCTCAAGCGCCTTTTGATTTCTTTTCATTTCAGAATACGTCATGGTATTTCTCCTCATCTGTATCTGCTGTCTCGTTTTTTCAGTTCTTCTCCGTACTTATCCATAAAATCGTCGCCGTAACCGAGCTCGTTTGCAATTTCATCAACAATGTCCACATAATCGCTGCCGGAATAACCGTAAGGATTGCTGTTGAGATAACCGTAAACTGTATCTTTCAAGGCAGTCGGGTCTTCGATTTTTTTAAGCTTTGCCTTAAGTGTGTTGGTCATTTTGGTTTTAATGCTGTCGCTTTGCTGATTTTTGGCCTCAAGCTGTGATTTAAGACTTGCTATGGCCTCAGACTGATTGTTTGAGCGCTTTGTCTCGTTCATCTGCTCTCGCCATTGGGCATCGGAGACAGCGTCTCTCTGTTTCTGATAAGCCATTTTGTCGTTATATTCATCGGCACTCATTTTGGCGTTTGCATTGTTCCATTGATTTTGAATGTTGCTGTCGTATTCGCTCTTTTCACGATTGTAGGTGTTCTCGTACATACTCTGCGCCATGCTTGCAAGGGTTCCTTGCTGCTCAAATCCAGTTGCCCACCGACTGTAATCGGTGTTGTCAAGGTTCTGATAAAGGCTCGCAAGGTTAAGCAGGTCTTGTCCTTCCTGCTGATACCTCTGATAGGCCAGCTGTTCAAGCTCGGGAATTTTCCCCGAAAGCTCATTCATATAGCGGTTATACACCTGCTGTCCTGCAGTCTGACCGTAAGAAGAACCATATCCGCCCGTAAGCGCCGCCGCTTTGCCCTGCGTGTCCTCCATAGCCTGTTTTCCGTTACGGGTATATTGCTCCTTATATAAACCGTAAAGCGCGTCCTCAGCCGTATTGTATGAAAATTTATCACGGTTCTTTATGGCATCTACCGTTGAATTGAGGTCGTTTTGATATTTGCCGTTGTATGAGCCGTAATTTGCAAGGCGGTTAAATTGAAAATCCGCCTGCTGCTTTTTTCTTTTTGCGTCCTCCGACTCGGAAAAATTATAATTTATGGGGTTAAAGCTTAATGCCATTTTCAAACTCTCCTTTCATTAAACCGTTCCTATTGCAAGCCATGACACAGGAACCGAAAAACTGTTGTCGTCAACGAAAAATCCCACGGCCATAATGCGGCTTTTTATGTAAAAACCGCTGTTCTTTGGGTCGCAAACCGAAAAATCATAGAGACAGTAGTCGGTTTTGCCTTGAATATAATCATCGGGAGCAATAAATATCTGCGGCACCGATTTATATTCGGTGGGGAAAGTAATTTCGGGAGCGGTGTATACAAGCTGACGCAAGGCAAATGTTCCCACTTCGGTTTCTGCGCTTGTCCTTTTTGTAACCGAAACAGTTTGAGGCAACGACCAATCCGCACTTGATAAGTCTCCAAAGCCGATATTTGTTTTTCCGCTCTGAATAAGCGTGTCTCCGATTTGAAAAGATACCACCCCTGCGGTTTGCTTTTTTACCGATATTTTGGCTGTGCCGTTTTCGTCATCGTTATTACATTCGATTGCTTCCTTTGCCCGCATAAGGTCGACAAGCTTGTAAAGATATTCATTTATCTGTGCGATTTGCTGATATGGGTTTCCCGAAAGGGTAGGAGGGAGTCCATAATCATATTTGTTTTTGTTGTTCATCGTCTGCTCCCGTATTTATACATCTTTGAAATGCCGAAAAGGGAAAACGCACCCTTTCCCGATACTCTTATTCTTACATGGTCGCACCGGCGGGGGACAATCGGTATATTTACCGTTGCCATTCGTACAGTAGGATTTACCGTTCTGTACTCCTGCCATGTTCCCGACGAGTCATACATGAGCGACACCGTAAGACTTGAACCTTTTTCAAGCTTAAGTCTCATCATAAAGCGGGAAAGACTCTTTTTGTCGGGGCTCTCAAGCCCCAACTCTCCCGTTTCAAAGAACCACCCGAAAGGACTTTCCTCTTTGGGAACAAAAGGATTCATTCCCACATTGCCATAGATGCTTTCGGACGAAAGATTGAGTTTTCCTTTTGTTCCGTTAACGGTTTTGATTTTTCCGTCGTCTCCGTCAAGGAAAAACATATCTCCGTCGCACTCACAGCAAAACCTCATATATGTGTCTTGCTCTTTCGTCCATATCCCCGTTTGTGTGTCGTACACAAACAGTTTATGAGCGCCGAGTCCGTCTTTCATAGAACAATAAAGCTTTTTCCCGCACGTTCCGAAAACAGCTTCATAATATATTTCATGGCCGAGCGGAGAGGAGATTTTTTGCGGAATACTGCCCGTATATGAATAAATACCGTCGGAGGCCTTGTAGTAAAGCACACCGTCGATAATTGCAATGCCTTTGTAACTGCCCCTTTGTACTCCTTTAACGTCAAGAGTGACCGAAGTATATGGCGTGTAATCGCCGTAAACCTTGTGTATACATTCCTCTTTAAAAAAGAGAATTTGTCCGTTCCAGGCAACGCAGCCGGTGAAAACTCCGTCGGTGCCGACCGTGATTGCTTCCGCGTCGGTACTTATTCCTTCATAGGCATACCAATTGTCGGGGTCTCCGAGCTTGGTACAATAAATTTCGTGGCCGTCCTTTGAGCAGCCCCAAAGGCGATTGTTATATTCGGTCACATAGGCAAGGTCGGGAACGCTCCGGCAAATGGCAAAGCTGAGAAAATTTGAAGAATATTCGAGGGAAACGGTTTCGGGGCCGGTAACCTTAAAGGTGAACGGCTCAAGCTGAATGTCGAGAACAATTCCGCCCATGCCGTTAAGCTCGCCTATAATTTTGTAGCCACGCGAAACGTATTTATAAAAGCTCTTTTTGGTTATTTCGGTAAGATAAGTTGCCTGATTAACCTTTATGTCGCTTGTATAGTCTCCGTTGTCAGAACGTTCAAGGGGAGTGTCGTTTGAGGTGGTATCATCGGTAAAATAAAAGTCCACAACGTCGCCGGTTTTAAGCCCGGTGAAAAGATATGAGCCGAAATCATCCTTGACGGCCGTTTTCCAATCGTACACTTGATTCCATGAGGCTTTTTCGTTTCTGTAACTGAGTCGGAAAAGCACGGCCGACTCTCCGTATTTTTTGTTGTTATCGGAATTTGTTTTGTCGGGAACGTAAAGCCAATACTTTCCGTTATCGTCGCTGTCGATATTTGCGGTGGTTGAGGAGGACTTTTTGGTGGGTTCGTCGTGCTGCTTCCATGACAGCTCATATATATTACCTTCACCGTCGCAGGGGACGAAATTCACATTTGTATAGCGATAAGAACCGCTTGTTGAAACATTTCCTGTCGGCAGCTCGCCTCTGAATATCTCCATAAGGTTCCATGTCTTAATTATGTTGACTTCTTCTCCGTCATCCCACTCGGTGTCAAACCATATTTTATCGGGGAAAATACAAACCTTGCTCCCGAGCTTAATCATCTGTCGGTCTTTTGTGCCGGCATTTTGTATAAAGAGTCCGCCGCTCGTTGAGGCTTGCTGTTGCTTTCTGCCGTTGTCATAAATCCAAAGGGGAGGGGAGGTTCTTGTGTCTGAAGGGTCGGTGTCAAGCCACATAGGATGTTCAAACCCTTTTGACACCATGCCGCGGCAAGAGGATGTCTGAGCCACCTCGTACCTGCGTTTGCGTGTGGATATAACGGGATAATCGTCACAAGACAGGTTCTCCATGTCAAAGAATTCCGAAGAGCCTATTCTTAAGCTGTGATTATATCCCTTGAATTCCTGTATATACTCCTGCGTCCTCCCGAGTGAATTAAGCGTGGGATAATTCAAAAAAATCACCTACCATAAGATTATCTTATTTGTCCCGTCTGCCGTGGCTTTTGGGAGGTGTGTACTGTTCCAATAATTTCGAAATTCCGAAACAAGACTCTGACACATACTCATTGCGTTGTTATACTCGTCCACTTCCGAATTTATAAGACAGCTTTGTGCCTGTATGAACCAACTGTATGCCTCGTTGTAAGGAGGCGGCATAATAAGAGTGCTGTCGCTTGAATAGCTATCGGGTATGTCAATCGGTGTATCGTGCGTATCTATAACAGATTGCTTTATTTGAAGGTCAAGGTTGTGCAGCCACACCCACTTGTCCGAATCGTCAAATTGATCGTCACACATGATTTTTGCGTTGTCTATCGCGTCTTGAACTGTCATTTATATCCCTCCATACGAATATAGGGCGGAAGTTTCCTCCCGCCCTATTTCTCTTTGGCTTAGTCCTGCGCTAAGCTCTCCATAATGTCGTCAGCAGCTTCCTGCTGAGTGAATGCGTTTGCGATAACTTCGGCCACGGGCTTGGGAACACTGCATTTTATTCCGCGTGGAACAAAATATGTTTTCCCGTTAATTCCCACCTGTATCGGCTCCTTTTTGAGGATAGGATCGGAGGGAATTTTAACCTCCACAAACTCAAACATAGGATTAACGACCTTAGCCTCTTCGGCCTTTTCGGTGTTTACTTCTTTAGCCATATGCTTTTCTCCTTAGTTCTCACTTATTTTTGTGCTGTACTCGTTGATGGACTCGATACGAACCATATAGAAGTCATTAAGAATAATGGCCGCTTTGGTTGCCTTCCATCCGGACGAACTTCTCTGATTAAGAGGATCGTCGCCGTAACCGAGCTGTTTGACGATGTGCTGAAGACCGCCGCCCGAAAGCTCGGTAGTGGCATATGCTTCCAAGCCGAGTACAATGGTGCTGAATACGGCTCCTGCGGTTTTCGATGCACCCTTGCCGCAAATGACCGACCCTGCGGGAACAGCGGCCGCAAGAGCAGTACCAAGGGTGATGGTGGAAGTGCCGGTACTGGTATCTGCGGAAACGCCGGTGATGGTGTTGGCTACACCGTTAACATATACCTGAGCGGTAGCGGTTGATTTCTCAAAAATACCGTTGACCTTGACGGTGGTATTAGAAGCCGCCGCATCAGCCGAAACAACGGCTGAATTTTCTCCGCCCTTAAAGATTGCACCGGGAAGGAACACCTTTGCTTCGGTGGATTCTACAAAACGGACTCCGCCGATGGATCCAATCTCTCCCTCGAATATCTTGGCGGCGTTGCTGTATTTGTTTACATCAATCCACTCATCAGACGACATTATGTCATATGCGGTGAAAGGATGGATGATAGCAACATACTTGCCGTCAATGGTGGGTGCATTCTTAGCTTTAAGGGTTGCGGCCGCACGGAAGATCTCATCACGGGTAATGTGGCAGTCGGCAGTCAGATCACCACGGCTGTAAATAGGAGTTTTGCTGTTTCCCGAAACCTTGTGGGCGTACTGAACATTGGTGCCGCCGTTGATGACCTCACGGGTGATGGTGTCAAGGGTTCTGCCGGCCTGACTTCCCAGCACCTTGGTGCGCTCGTCAAGAATGGGATCAATGGTAGTGAGCTGGAGCAGGTCGGATGACTGAATCCATCCGCCGTACTGTTTAATGGTGGTGGTGATCGCAGAAACGCTCAGGTTCTGTCCCTTGGGGGTCTTCGCTTCGGTAAGTGCGGTCAGTGCCTTAGGCAGCGCGGCAGTTCTGCGGAATTCAATGGTTTTGCCGGACCCCGGAGGAATGGGTTTCTTTACGGCAAACTGGTCATGAATGAGCAGGGGCTCTGCACTTCTGAGCAGTTGGCGATCGTAATAAGTCTTCATCTCGGCCGACATGCCGGGCGAATCGGTGGTATCGGGGGTGGTAGATCCGTCAAACAGATTAAGTATGATTTTAATAAGTTTCATTTTTTTATCTCCCTTCTTTTTTAAACGGGGAGATGTCAGAGTTTAAAGTTTTATTTTTTCTCCCCGTTGGACACGTCGGGACACATCCTCAAGTTCTTCTTTCGACCATGAGGACGGGTCGCTCTTTGTCTTGGCAGGGGCCGAACCGTTCATAGCGCTTTCTTTCGGGCGTTGTCCGTTCGCCTTTACGCTGTCTGCAACGGCTTTTTGTGCTTTCTGCTCCACAAACTGAGTGTAAGCGGGCATAATCTCATCGCGATGGATAAGCTCGTATGCATCGCGCACGGTTACACCCGGAGTCTGGAGCAATGACCTAAAACGCTCGCTTTTCAGTTCTTCATTAAGGTTGAGCTGCGGGTAGATACGCTGTGCGTCCTGCGCCTGCTTCATCCATTCGGAGACCTGTTTATCAATCGTTTCCTGTCGCTGTCTTTCGGCCATTTCTCTTTTAAGAGCCTCGTTTTCCCTAAGGAGAGCTTTACTGTGTTTAAGCTCATCCACGGGCATACCTTTTTTCATAGCCTCTTCTTCATAAAAGCTGTCGTCTTCATCAAGGGCTTTTAAAATGGCGTTCGGGTCGTTTGCGTCTACTCCGTATTTTTCGGAAAGACGCTGACCGACGGAGGAAAAGGCTTTGAGCTGTTTCTCCGTTTCCTTTGATTTTTTAAGACGATCGCTTAAGATACCTTTGACTTCAGCGTCAAAGATGTCTTTGAAGTCGGCTTTGAACTTGCTGTACTGTTCGGCTCTCGACGGTTCATCGGTACCCGCCGTACCGCTGTTTGCAGGAGAGGTCTGCGCAGATACGCTCTCTGAGGCTCCGCCTTCGGAACCGCCGCCCTCACCGTCAAAGAGATTGAGGACGATTGGAATAAATTTTTCGAGCATAAAAAGCTCCTTTCTCGTGTCTTTCCACGGCGTCAAAAAGTCTCGTGTCTTTCCACGGCGTCAAATAAAAACGGAGGTGAGCTTAAAACTCATCTCCGTTAAATTCAATTAAATCGGGGAACTGCGCCTGCATTTGTCTGAAACACATATCAAAGACCATAAACAGATGAATGACGGTGCTTTCATGTGCCTTTTTCGGCTTGCAGCTTATTTTTGCATTGCCTTCCTTGAGCTTTATAACGGGCGTTCGCTTAACCTGTCCCACGTCTTCGCAAAATCGGACGTTTTGAGCAAGCCCCGATACAAGCGCAGATATTCCCGCGCAAACAAGAGGATTGTTATCCTTTCCGTTTGTTGCGTGTCCGGTAACCGTTACTGTGTGTTTTAATACACTTGATTGAATTTTTATCATATATCCTCCTTATGCGGGGCTTGAGGCGTCGTTTGCCCGTTGTCTCGCCTTTTTAACCTGTGTGTTTTCGGTATTGCTGCTGTCAAGATTTATGCTTTCCGAACCTCCCGACGGCATGGGCTGTTCTTCAATGCCGAATTGCTGTGCAATTGTGGGGAGATAGCTTGTCCCGAGCTCATTGTCCGTGAACTGTGCAAGGCTCAAAAGCTGTTGCTGCAAAATCTGTATTTTTTGGAACATAAGGCCGTTTTGCTGCACCTTTTGCATGAGCGAGTCCTTATGCGTAAAGTCCATTACGTCGAGGAGCGCAAGTGCTTGGTCGGCCATTTGGGGATTTAGAATTCCGAGCTGATAAAGCTGAAGCATAAGCTCGTTGTTTGCAAGCTTGGTGTAAGGCGATGCCTTTTCGGCCGTTACTTCAATATCGAATTCGGGCACTCGATAGCCCTCTCCGCCGCCAAATCCCATTTCAAAGCTTTGTGCAGCCAAATTTGCATTGCTGTACGACACGAATTGCTCTGCTCCGAGCTCTCCGACAATACGGAAGGTGCGGGGAACGTCGTAAAACTGACGTATGCGCTCGATGCATTTTTGAATAATCCTTTTATAAACCCTGTAAGAGGCTTTTATCATGTCACGGGACAGCTTACCGCCCTGCTCCTGCAAGGCAGCGATGCCCGACGCGGCAGTTACTCCCGATACGCTCCCGCCGTTGTTGACATCTCGGTTTCCCGAAGTTTCTTTCATTTCGTCAATGCGCATATTAACGGTGTTAAGAACATTGGAGCCGATAGGGGAAACGGTGATTTGCCTTATATCATCGTCGGTTATTCCCGAGCCCACATGGACAAGCGGGTTTTTCCAATTCAAAAATTCCTCTTTGTTGATTTGGCCGTCCTCTTTTATAAAAAAGCGGGGAGTGGAGGCCATGAGAGTATTTGCGGCGATTGCCTTATTTATCATGTCGATGTATCTTTGGGGATTTTTGCAGACATCAACATATCCGAATGAATCAAGGGTTCCTTCTTCGCAAAAGAGCCTGTCGAGCTCAAAGGGATATTCCCCGTCGGCATAAAGCCCTTTTTCCGCAAGCGGTTCACCTATGACGTTTCCTTCGTCGTCAACAATGGGGTCTGTTTCGTTTTCTGTTGCGTAAAGCACTTCGTCATTTGCAAACTTGCAATATTGCAGAACGGTTTTTCCGTCCACGACAGTTTTGTAATACCAATCTACAACGGCCGTTTTATTCGTGGTATCGACACTATCATCGTGGGCATACTCTTTAACCGTTATGGCGGGATTTGACAGCTTTCCCATAAGCTGCGGGTACTGCTGCGTGAGAGTTTCATTGTCCACAAGGGTCACTACGAAGATGTCTTTGCTATTCTGAAGGTCGGTAATGCCCGGCTCCCAAAACAGATTTAAAATGTCAACTTTCGATATTGCAACATCACCGAGCCCGTTGTGTTTTGACGAGTCCCAAAACACGCCGTAACAGGCTATACCGTTTTTAAGCTTATAGTCCCATGCCGCCGAGTAGGTGTCCTCGAAATCATTCCAATCGAGGAGGGTAGGCATGATTGAGGTCAAAATTGTGGCCTCCTGCTTATCGTTCTCCTCATGGGGGCGTATGTTAAATTCGGGATATGCATCCATTGCGTCCGCGTGCTTTGAAATAATGCAGTTAAAGAGCCATGCGGAGTTTGAAATTTGGTCGTTGTCACCGCCCGTGTGGCTGTGTCTGAGCCTCCACCATTGCTCGTTTTCAATAATGCGGTTTTCAAGCTGTGCTTTACCGTTTCGATATTTTTCAAGACGCTGTCTCGCTGCGCGTATCTGCTCAACACCGATTTGCTTTACCACTTTTTCCGCCCCAACGGCGGTTTCTGCGTTAAAATCGGTGCCTTCTTCAGTTTCATTGTTATTCTTTTTGAACCTATCAAAAAAGGACATTAAAACACCTCTATTTTGCGATAATATTTGTTCACGTCAGGCTGAAGGTCGAGAGGATCATCAAAGACCGGCTGCTTATGTTTTTTGATAACCGGCTTAATCGGCCGAGCCATACACATGTACCTTGTTTCGTCGGCGATATGGTCTTCAAGCTCGGTGTCAAGGTCTTCCGGCTTTGTCTCGGAATATATAAGCGTCGGAATGGTGCGTATAAAGTGTTTGCAGCTGTCAAAGACGTACATCATCGGATAGCCGTTTTCGTCAAATGCAAAGCGGTAATGCATTTGCATCCAACCGGGAATACGTGCGTTAACTCCAGGAGTAAAATATATACCATATCGCTTGGCAACATCGGCCGTTGATACGCCTTTTGAGCCGTCCCAAATGGAAGGGTCGGCCACCCCGTGAATAACCTTGCCCTTGAGCCATGGATGCTCATGCTCAATCCGTGAAATTTCGGCAAATTGTTCTTCGGGAGTCCATTTAACTCCCGTGTCGGGCTCGTTTTTAACACAGCCGTAGAGCTCGGCTATGCGATAAAGCCGCCCGTCATAATCAACAGCCCACCAGCCGCATGAGAAGGGGTCGGAATAACCGAAGTCGTATGAGCGGTATATTTTCCAATCGGCAGGCGGTTCAAAGCCTTTAATAACGTTTGTATACTGCCTGTCCTCATAGTGGTTTGGATTATCCACAAAATCCTCAAAAAACTGACCTTCAAAGATATTCCAATCGCCGTCAAGCCAGGCTTTTTTTAACTTTCCCGTCAGCCCTTCAAGCTGTTGCACATAATCGGGCTGATTTTCCATAAGGGGCTTATTATCTTTAACCTTCGCCTGAATAAAAACATAATCATCGGGGTTTTCGGTATCCTTAAAACGCCTGTCAATAAACAGCCTCTTGACCCATGCGTGACCCTGTCCGCCGGGGTTGCAGGTCAAATACATTCTCTTGGGGAAATTGTTGACACCACGAAGGCAGGCACGAAGCACTTCAAACTGATGTTCCGAAAGCTGTGTCGCCTCGTCGAGAAAGATACAGTCATATTCAGAGCCCTGAAAATTGTCGAGGTCGCTGTCCTTGGCACAATATCTGAATGAAATGGTACTGCTGTTTGCGAAGGTGAACATCTTTTCCTGCTTATTATATTTTGCTATGCCCACAAGCTCGGGACGAAGCACATCTATGTGGTTTGCAGTAAGTTCCGGATAGCTGCGCCTGACTATCAAGGTTTTAATTCCCGAATATTTAAGGCATAAAAGCTTTGCCTTCGTCCTGACCGCCCATGACTTTCCGCCGCCTCTCGCTCCGCCGTATGCGATATACTTGTGAGTGTTGGTCAAAAAGATTTTTTGCTTTTCGTTAATATACGGTATAGAAATATTGTTACTACTTTGCATATTTTTCTCCGCCGCCGAAGTCGACCTTTATTTCTGTGGCTGTATTTTCTTCTGTGGTAAGTTCCTTTATATCCTTGAGGGAAGAAACGATCTGCCGTAGTTTCTGCGTGTCTACATATCCCGTCTGGTGCATTTGGCCGTCTTGTGTTAAAAAAACATCGAGCTGACTTATTGCCAGCTCGATCTTCTCTGTAAGCTTATCCGAAAGATTGAAAATCCGCTCTTGTCTGTTGACATAGTCGTTTGCCGTTCGTTCGGTAATTTTTTCAGCGGTTTTTTCAGCCAACATTTTCTCGATTTTAGGGGCCTGCTCCCGCTTTTTCTCACCCCACCGCTCTCTGTGAGCATGATATTTAATTGTCGAGTAAGGAATGCCGTGTTTCTCGGCAAGCTTTTCGTAGCTTATATTACCGTTAATATATTCATTTCTGAGTTTCTTCCAATCCGTCATTTTTAATTACTCCGAAAATCGGACTCGTGTCTTTCCACGGCGTCAATCCCCACTCAAAGAAAGGGGCGGTTACAACGCCACCGCCGGGGCTATATAAAATAAGGAGGAGGACAGACGACAGGCACGGCGGCGAGTGAAATGTTCCGCCGTTCTTTTCTTGTCGCCACTATCATATTAAATCAAAAAAAGGGACAAAAGGGACAAGTTTACTTTTCTGAGAAACAAAGAGCCCTCCTAAGAGAGCTCTTTTTCCTTTTTTAAATAACGATAGCAAGTTTTTTTAACCGAATCGGCCGTGTTTCCGCCTCCGACATTATACGCGACCTTTCCCCATGAAAACCCGTCAACGAACCGAAAGGACATAATCATCCGAGTCCTACTGTCGGGGATAGCTGCTATGTACCGTTCCAAGCGGCTTTGCTCATGAACGCATTGCGTTATTTTGCTGTCGACAATGGCCTCGAGGTCTGCAATCTCAAGGGCGAGGTTTTCAACCGCGCTTTGACCGCTGCCGGCAGAGGAGGGGAGACCGTTAAGCTTTGGGGACGATGCAACCCCTCTCCGTGCTCTGAGCCGCGCAAGCCGCTCACGGTCGTACTCTATTTCGTTTTTAAGGTGATAAAGCTGTGAAAGCTCCTTAAGGGTCATTCTTTCATTTTCCATTTAAACCTCCTGCATTTCCTGCCCATTGCTCGGCCATGGCTGCAGCCACACCGGGAAATGTCTTGCTGCGGATTTTTGCTCTCTCCTCTTTCGGCAGATGCCATGCCGCGTCATACCATGCGGGCATTGTTTTCCCGCTGCTGTATCGCTTTCGCGGAGGAACGTCCACAATATTTGTGGGCTTTAATTCGGGCAAGCCCTTCAACCAAAGACAGGTTTTCTTTTCAAAAGGGTCTCCGAACTGATAAGGGTTAATGATTTGGTTGGGCTTCCGCCATTCGCTACTCATTATTCCTACGGGGTTTTCAATGGCGATTTTATCGCAATCGGCGTTTGCAAACGCCATAAAGAATTTAATGGCCTCTGCACGGTCTTTATACCGCTTAACGGCTTTATCGCCGTATCGTTCCACATTAAACCATCTGTTTCCCGTCACGGTTAAAAAGGTGCACGGCGGAAAGGCGATAATCATATCCCAACGCCCGTCAACGGAGTGTTCCGCGCCGTCGGCGGTTTGAAATTTTACAAACCCGTTAAGCAGCGGGAGCACATCACTTTGTATATGCCACTCCGGGTGTCCGCCGGAGCAGGGGATTATATCACAGCTGTAAGCGGTGTGCCCGAGCCTCCGCAGCTCAATTGTGACTGCTTGGCTTTCCTCGCAAGCAACAAGTATATTCACGGTTCCACCTCATTTCCCCACACGTCCCAACCGGGCGTTTTCTGACGGGCGAACAGTTCAATGCGGGGGAGGTCTCCCATAAGCTCGATGATTTTATCTCTTGTAATATCCGGCTTTTTGCTGTGCTCCTCGATGTGGGAAAGGATAACTTGATGCACGCTTGCTGAGCGGCGTTTCGGACGGCCTTTTGTAGCAAGCATACAAATTTCCGCATTTGCTCTCGTCCAATGTCCCATACCCCAAAACAGACCGTCGGATTTACGGTTTTGCTTTATCCAAACAAAAGCCACCGTCTTATATGTGAAGCCCCATGCGCTCATTACAGAAAAGCAGTCTTGCAAAAGCGGGACTGTCGTCCACATAAACAATGCGCAGTCATCATCGGCAAGGGTGCCGACCGGCAACGCCTGTATATCTTCAAGCTTCATTGTGGGATAGTGGGATTCGGCCGAGCGTCCGAGTCCTTTTTTTGAATAAACCTTGTACTGCCACGGCGGGTCAGCATAAATGATGTTGTATTTCTTGTTCGGAAAAGGTATCATTTTATATCCTCCCTTATTTCATGCCATATGCGCCTTTTACTACAAAGAAAAGCCCCGTGGCAAGAAGCAACGTGCCGAGTATGAATTTAAATGCGCTTATGTATATAAATCCTTGCGACATCACAAACCCCGACAGACCGCATATGACATACCCCGATATAAGCTCAATTATTTTTCTCTTTTTCATTTTGTCCTCCTCTTTTAATTTCGCAAAACATATCCTTAATTTCGTTCCACTCTGCGGCGAACCACTCTTTCCACCGCTGACAATTGCTGTAGTTGCAATCGGTCTTGTTTCTCGGGCAACTTTTGCACGGCCGCTCCCGCTTTTGTCGTTTCATTTTATTGTCACCCCGTATTCTTGATGCAAAACCGCTTTGCAATCGTCAAGGGACATTCTGCCCTCCGCAAGCATATCAAACACCTTTTCAATCTGCCGTAAGGTCTGCTGTACTTTCACCTTGCCGAAATGGAGCTTGTCGGTCAGCACATTTGCAACCGCTACATACATAACCTGCGCCATATCCTCAATTGCTCGTTCCCGTGCCTTTTTTGTTGAATAACAGTTCATTCACCATTTTTCCTCCTTAAATTCTCTACATTCTTTTTGCAGTTTGTTCCAGTTTTTTAAGGCGAGATATGCCGACTTAAATTGAAAGATTCCTCCCCTGCCACACACGGGGCAAAATATTTCAAAGAATGTGTCAGGTTTTCCTCCGCAAACCTTTAATTGAGGCATTCCGTAATATACGCTATCTCCACTATTTGGCTCGTGGTCGCAACATACACAAGGTATGATTTTATCCACTTTCATTCTTCCTCACCCACCAATTCATAAGTTTTTTCAAAAATATCAGGTTTACAAGGATATTGCTCTCCGTTTATTCCTGTTATTACATAATCGCCTATATTAGCTTTCATATCACCTTCAAGAGTATGTATAATCATTTCTTTATCGGTTTGATATGCTTCAATTACAACAGGCTTTTTTCTATATTTCATTCTTTTTCACCCACCATTTCTTTCAAAAGCTTTGCAATTTCGAAAACAGAAACAAGACCGTAGGCACCGTCTTGTTTGCCGATGCTCGTCAACCTTTCTGCAAACTCTTTGTATGCTTCAGCTTTGATGTCATTTATTCGCTCTTGTAAATCTTGAAATTGAATTGAAACTAAATTAGCTTCTTTCTGCAACCTCTCAATCTCTGCCTTTTGACGGTTGATAAGGTCAAGAACCAATTTGGTAAGAATAATTTCTTCACACCAACCGCATATTCCACAACACTCACAATCATCTGCGTTTATATGGCACTCTAACGCTTCTATAATTTCCTCATCAGTAAATTTCTTGTCGGTCATTCCTCATCTTTCCTTTCCCCATAACTGCAAAAATGATTAGGCTTATGTGACAGCTCATTGTTGTTGCAATAATACCAACCATCTATCATCAGGTCTTTCTCTGCCATTCGGCAGTTTTTGCACCGCACTACCTCTACCACATCGGCAGGCGGTAAAAGGTCAATCATTTTTATGACATTACCAAACACTGCTTTCGGCGTTCCCAACGCCATATCCGCTTTTGCGTTAAGCATGTCTATCAGCGTTTCTGCGTTTATATATTTACTCATTACTCAAAATCCTTTCTAAAAAACCTAATGCAAAACTGATAGTTCAGCCACAAAAAAGCAATGGCAAACTTGCAATTACACGACCCCCAAGTAATACCGACCGTGGGAATGATTGCAAACTGCTTTGCTTTATTTAGCTCCGTTCTTCTTGCCTTCATGATTTTTCTCCCTTCAAATATTCGCAAATAGCTTTCTTTGCCTCGACCCAGCCATAGCACACCATAGCACAGTACCCCTGCTTTGATAATGCCGACAGCCATTTGTCTTGATTTTTCGATGTTTTGTTTTTTTCGAATTTAAGCTCTATGTAAAGTCCGTGGTATCCGCCCCGTGCTACGGGCAGAAAAAGGTCGGGCACACCCGCTTTAACTCCCTGCCGTTTAAGGTTCGCTGCCTCCGCCTTGTTCCTGCTGCCGCCGTTCGGAATGTGGTATAGGAGATTAAGCTCGGGCATTGTTCCGGCCGCAAAGTTCGCCCACCGGAAAAGTGCTTCCTGCTCCCGTGCTTCGTGCTGTATGCTCATATTGCCTCCTTAAAACGGCAGATCGTCATCGTCTGCGGGCTCGTTAAAATTCGAATAGCTCGCATCGGCCGCCTGCGGTGCTTCGTACTGCGGCGCCGAAGGTGCTCCGCCGTAGCTGTCCTTTTTGGCGTCGGCAAAATCCACCCCGCTTGCGATGACATAAACCGATGTGCGATTGTTGCCGTCTCGGTCTTTGAATTTGGAGGTCTGTATCTGCCCGGTAATGCCAACCCTGGCGCCCTTCACAAAGTATTTGCACACAAACTCGGCTGTGTGTCTCCATGCCTGTATCTGAATAAAGTCGGTGGGATATTCGCCGTTTTGGTCCTTGTAATCACGGGGAACGGCAATAGAGAAGTTTACGACCGCCGTGCCGCCTTGTGTTTGTCTCATTTCGGGATTTTCGGTAAGTCTGCCGATTAAATTTACACTGTTCATTTGTTCTTTTTCTCCTTTGCTTTTTTGATTTTTTCAAGTGTGCGGTTTATCTTGTAGTTCCGCTCGGTGGCAAGTTCCTTGTCGCCGATATTAAACATAACCTTCAGCTGGTCAATCATTATTTCGGCATCGGCCATTTCTTCCACAAGGCCGAATATGTTTCCTTTTTTCTGCCGCAGCTTTTTGGTAATCTCCTTTTGAAGCTCGGCAAGTTCCTCCATGGCAACAATCATCTGTGCCTCTTTTCCGAAAGCCTCGATTATTGTTTCAAAGTTTCCTCTGTCCTGTTCTGTCATATAAATCCTCCTGTAAGTTCAACCTTATCCGCATTGGTCCGAATAAGGGTCTTTGTTTTGCTCTCGATAACATCGACCGATTTTCTCAGCTCGTTATAGCGGTCGATCCACAGCACATAAGCTGTTATGCGGTCACATTTGACCGTTGACACCTGTCCGCCCGATGTAACCTCCGCCGTTATGGGAAGTCTCAGCCGAATGGCACGGATGATTTCTTCACTGGTCATTGAAAAGCTCCTTTATTTCGTCCATGTCGTAAGATCTGTTTTTGTTTTCCGGGTCAGTCTTTTTCGAAAAGTTGTTTTTCTCCCAAGTGCGGACGGCAGCCTTCCAGTCCTTCATCTTGGTACTGCCGACCATCCACCCGTTGGACGAATAGTGATCGTACCAAGCTTCCGGATCGACATGGTTTTTCCGCTGCTTACAATACTCGGTGACCTGTTCGAGGGTGGGCGGGACAAAGCGTGAGCTTGTCCCCGTAATACTTTTATTTAATTTAATTTGATTTAATTTAATTTGTAAGTTTTCGGTGCCTTTAACGGGGTTTTCGGTGCCTTTAACGGGGTTTTCGGTGCCTGAAACTCTTTTTAAGGTGCACTTAATAAGAATACTGCTTGGAATTTCTTCTTCAGAAAAATCGATAAGCCAGTATTCTTCAATAAGTTGTATTGAAGAGCGCTTGTTAAGCATTCTGATATATCGGCGCTGAATACCCGCAGAGGTCAGTACTCCAAACGCTTCAAACACTCCTTTGTCGAAAAAGGAACATCTGATACACCCGTGTACTACTTCGCTTATGTATTCGGGACTTGTCCCACCTCCGATACCGTCCGACATCAGGAGGCAAGCTTGTTTGTCCCACTTAATGAAGTATCCGTTTTTTCGATATATCTCGCATAAGATGTACAAAATAACAGTAACCGATTTAATCCCGAACTCGGCCTTTACCATACGGATTTTATCGTCTTGGAAAAAATCCGTATCAAAAGGGAAATACATAACCCCGTCCTTTATCGGACGAGCCAAATTACATCTCTCCTCTCGGAGCGCTTGCAATCACTTTGTGCTTTGCCGTGACCGCTGCCCTTGCGTTTTCCCGGTTCTCCCGAGCCCGCGCAAACTCTTTGCTTGCATATCGCTCAAGCTCGCGAACGTTTTCGGCCACGAAATAACCCTTGTTTGACGAGATTATCATCTTGTAAGGGTCTGCGCCCTCTCTCGTCTCGGCTTTAAGCAGCCGTGTAATTCGGGGAGAAAAGCCGAGTGCCGCTTGTATCTTCTTTGCCGAAACGGCGTTTTTTTCACCAACTCCCACAAACTTAAGGAGTCTTTGTGCCTTTTCCGTCATGTCATTACCTCCATTCTTCTTTCAAAAGTGCCAGTTTCTCGGGCGGCAGGGTCTCAATCCCCACCGCCTTGCAATCTTCAATTATGCTGTCGATAAGCGCGCTCATCTGCGCTGTGTCATATTCCGACGAACCGAAAAAAAGCGTAAGATTTGAGCAGCCTTCAAACAAAGCGTCATCCATAATTGCCTGTCGACCAAGATGACTTCCGTCGTCCCAACTTTCGGCAAGCCGTTCAGCGGCTTTTGTGGGCAAGCAGAAGCTTTCCGACACACCGCCTATGTTTTTTATGGCGTTTCTGTAAATCTCGCTTTTCTTCTTGTGCAGAGCCGCCGACAGCTTGTCTATGAGTACCCATGCGTAGGCATTCGCATCAAGGCTCCTATGCTCTCGGTGCTGCTTGACAGTGAGGTCATATTTTTTGTTCTGCAAAAGCTTTTCGCAAAGCTTTTTTGCCTCTCCGTCCTTGACGTTGATCATGAGCCATTCACCGGCGCTGTCAGTTTGCCATTTGGCCGACGTAAAGGAAAGCTTATCCATTGTTTACGCCCTTTGCGACTTGCCACCCGGCAAGGCACTCTCCCGAGCAAACTGCTACGCCGTATTTGTTCTTTGACTTGGCGGCGAAATCCGGGCCAAGTGGTTTTCCGCACATGGCGCAGGGAACCGGGGTAGGGGAGGGGGCTTTCTGCGCCGGTCTTTGGCTCTGTGTGGGCGTTTCAAAGTTGCGCTCGGCATACTTGTTGTCGGCATCTTCTTCAAAATACACATCGGCAGCAACTCCGATGTTTTTGCAAGCGTAAGACAGCGCGTCCGATCTTGCCATTTTAAAGGCCTCATCCGATGTGTACTTTCCGCTCCTCTCGAGCGACACATAAGCAGCTCCGCCGCAGCCCTCTATTGCCTCGCTCCATTCTCCGTCAACACGAATGTACAGGTTGAGGTTGCAATGTGCTGTTACTGCGCCGTCGGCTCCTTGCTCAAGCCACTCTTTTGTGACTACCGTTTTCCACCCAATCCCGCAGGGTCCGAACTGCTCGGTCAGAGCCTTAATGCGCCACATGGTGTTTATATTTGTAAAGCCTTTAAGCCGCCCGGCTGCGATTTTCCTCTTGGCACTTTCCGGGACGGAACGGAGAACGTTGTATATCTCCATGTTTTCCTCTTTGCTCATATTTTCCACTCCTTACTTAACCGTCATGTTGATTCGTTCCTCGAGCTCTGCGCAGGGGATTTTCTTGCCGTCCATAAGCGCCGCTTTGATTGCCGAACGGTCGGGGACGGGGTCTTTTGGAATAACATATTCCTTGTGCCTTTTCGCCCAATCGTTAAAGGCGGCCGCGTCGATAATAACGCCCGTTGACTTTCGGAAAGAGCAGCTGCATTTTGCCGTTTCAAAAGCTTGTCCCGCAAGCTCATTTTCGAGCACCTTTTTAAGCCGCTCGGCCGTCCTTTCGTGTCTGCGACGACGCTCGGCAAGCTCCTTTTCCTCCGCCCTGATGAGCGCCGCTTCGGCCGTTTTGTTTTTGATGACCAAAGCAATGGCTTCAAGCTTTTCATCCCGTTTGAGCTGAATTTCGGCCAAGGCCTCTATGTCGGTTATCTCTCCCGTTTCCGGGTCGATAATCCTCGACAGAACCTCGTCCATTTCCTTGTTGATTTCGTACAATGTCATTTTCTGTGTCCTCCTTGTTTGAATAAAGCTCCTCGCACGGGTGTCCGAGAACGCCTGTTGTCACTTGTTCTTCGTCCGGGATAAAACGGTACAGTTGTTCGCAAATCATTCGAACACCTTCTCCGCCTCTTCAAGCTCCCTTTGCTCTTTTACCGCCTTTGCGAAAACCTCCTCCATTTCGGGGACAAGGTCTTTTGTTTCAAAAATAATGCACTTAAGCGCCTCGAGCTCATCCGAGTTAAAGGAGTATGTCGAAAGCACCGTGTCGAGAGCTGTTGTGAATTCCTCACAAAGGTTGTCGCGGCACTTCTCGCAAACGACATTAAAGCAGCTGTATTCATCGGCGTTGCGCTCCCCGCACAACGGGCATATGTTTGTGTATCTTTCCACTTGACTTTTTTCTTCCTTTCGTGTATACTAACTGTAGTGTTATTTTCTGTGCCCTTCCGTGCGTCTCCTCGCCGGTGGGCACTTTTTATTTTGCCTCTACAAAAACGCCGTCTTTGACGGTGTAGAAGGTGTCGGCTTTTATCTTCTCACCGTCTACGATTGCCGAACAAATGGCCTTTAAGGGGTAACTATTACCGTTCCATTCGCCCCGCTCAACTACAACTATCGCGCTTCCGAGAGAGGCTTTCGCTTTGCTTTGAAGTCCGGTAGCTATCGCTACACTGTTTTTACCTTCAACGGTGGCTGCTGACTGGTAGCCCGTGTTGGTGGCCGCTGACTGGTAGCCCGTGTTGGTGGCCGCTGAATAGTTGCCCGTGTTGGTGGCTGCTGACTGGTAGCCCGTGTTGGTGGCTGCTGACTGGTAGCCCGTGTTGGTGGCCGCTGAACGGTTGCCCGTGTTGGTGGCTGCTGACTGGTAGCCCGTGTTGGTGGCCGCTGACTGGTAGCCCGTGTTGGTGGCCGCTGAATAGTTGCCCGTGTTGGTGGCTGCTGACTGGTAGCCCGTGTTGGTGGCTGCTGACTGGTAGCCCGTGTTGGTGGCTGCTGACTGGTAG